ACGCAAGACACTTAACTTCCTCGAAGCTAGGGCTGATGCAATTCGCTCAGAAGTAAGCTCAGAGCGTGAAGAATCTAAACTTCACTCAGTCAATAAGTTCATCCCTTGAGCCTCTCGACTCGCAAAAGAGATGCTGTTTTCGACAGAGATGGCTGGCTATGCGTGTGCTGTGGACTACTAAAAGACTTGACCATCCATCATCGAGTCAATCGAGGTATGGGTGGTTCAAAATTAGTAGACTCACCAGCACATCTATTGACCATGTGTGCAACTTGCAACACTGGTTTTGAATCACAACCAGATATGGCAGAACTTGCCAAAGTTTTTGGTTACAAACTATCTAAAAATGCAACACCACCGATAGACCCAACTACTGTGCCAGTAAAATACACTAGTGATGGAAATTGGTATCTACTCGACAATCAAGGTAAAAGAAAGAAAATAACAAATGGCTAATGACACTAACCTAACAATCGTAGGATACTTGACCGCTGACCCTGAACTAAAATCAACATCTTCAGGTTTGGCAGTAGTAAACCTTACTATCGCATCAACCCCAAGCAAGTTTGATAAACTAACTAACGCTTGGGTCAATGGCGAAACAACATTCATGCGAGCATCAGCTTGGCGAACTTTTGCAGAGCAGATTGCAGCCAGCCTACGAAAAGGTGATAAGGTGATAGCACTTGGTCGACTCGTATCTCAGAGCTTCACCGACAAAGAAGGCAACAACCGAACCTCGCTCCAGCTTGAACTTGAGTCGCTAGGTCTTGACCTGAGCCGACCACCAAAGACCGACTACGCTTCTGTTCCTCGAACCGAGTCGTTTACTGCTCCTGCTAGCTGGACTGAAACTTCTGCTCCACCGATTGACGACTCTCCTTTCTAATCAGTCGAGAAAGATACCCTCAAGGTAAAACTTGGGGGTATTTTTTTATTACAAATAGAGTTGATTTACTATGAAAAATGACCGACAATATAGATGTAAGGGAAAGGAGAGTGTGATGTCGAAAGGGAAATTCCAATATGGAATGGTTGGCGTTGGATACTCTGGCATAAAAGGACACTTCGTTCGAGCCGATGTCGGTAGCAAAGTTCGTTTTGATAAAGAAGAAGTTGTTTACTTCAATGCTTATGTAGGTTGCGGAAGTCAGCGTTTCAGTCAAAATGGCATGAGTGGAATCAGCGGTTTCGTTCCGTTTGGTGAAGCTTTTGAAGTTGAAAGTGACGAATACTTTGAATGGTGGGTCAAAGCTGGCTCGGCTGCGAAGGTTGCTTTTGAAGCTGCTAAAGAAAAGTTTGGTGGGAACTTCTGCCAGAAATGCTTCAAAGAGGCAGAGCGATTTGTTGGATACTGCGAGCAGCAAATAGCTGCTCAGGTAGCTTAGGAAAGGAAAAATCTAATGAAAAAAATCAAAGTTACTTGGGTTGCTATGGGTCATTATGGATTTCAAGGCGATGATATCTATAATGAAGAGTTCCGTCAAGAGCGAGTTGAAAAGCTCAAAGTTCTAGGTTATTCATCTCAGGTTGATGCATCAGCAGAGTTTGAAGCTGACTTCAATAACTCAACTGATGAAGAAATTGCTGAAATGATTTACGCTCAGACTAATCGCTATGCTGGAGTTGTCTGGGATATCATGCAGCCAGTTATGCCAGCCAACCGACCTCACACTGCTATTAGCATGGGCGACTTGGTCGAGATAGATGGTCGAGTCTATCGATGCGAGGCAGTAGGATTCAAATTGGTTGAGTTTGCTGGTTGATTTACTATCAAAAATCACTCATAATTGAATCAAAGAAAGGAATTCATAATGTATCGAGGGGCTAAAGAAGGTCAGATAGTTTATGTTGCTTCTGACGCTTGGGGTTGGGCTGGTCGCAAACCAGCAGTCTTCAAGCAATACTTCAAGGATGCTAAATACCTTGCTCATCCAAACATGGCTTATGTTCAAATAGAGGGTTCGGCTCTTGTTACTCCTCATCAGATAAAAAACATTTTCAAAAATGACCTATCTTACTGAAAGGAATCAAAATGAATTTAGCAGTAGAACTTCGTGATAAAGCAATTGACCAAGTCGAAGACAATGCAGATGAACAATGGTTTACTGAAGCGATGGAAGGAGTTCGATGGCTAGCTCAGCAATCGACTTTATTTACTACCGATGATGTCTGGGAGTATCTCGCAGGTATTCCTGAAGTGAAAACTCATGACCATAGAGCAATGGGAGCAGTCATGCAAAAAGCTCAAAAACTTGGTTGGATTAGTCCAACTGAACGCTACTGGCAATCAAAACGACCAGTGGCTCACGCCAGACCTATTCGGGTATGGAAATCACAACTTGAGTAATCAAGAGAAAAGAGAAAATAAATGACAGTCGAGTGGAAAACCCCACCACCAGCAAAGCGTGGTCGAACTGCAACAAGATGGAAAGATGTTGCTGCTCAACTACGAGAAAATCCAAATACTTGGGCGTTCATTGGCAAAATAAATTTTGCTTCCCAAGGGCATCTCATTAGTCGTAACTATAATCTCAAAGTTGTTACTCGTCAGGCTTCTGATGGAACGATTGATGTGTATGCTATGCACGAAGAAAGTGAATCATGAAAGTCAAAAATTTGAAAGAAATCATTTCAAAAATGAAAGACAACGAAGACATCTTTGTTCTATGGTTTGATAAAGCAGAAGCAGAAATTATTTTTGATAGCGAGATTGAAAACAAGTATTGGGCAGACATTGTTGAAGAACTTCAAAGAGATAAGTATCTTGACGAAACAGTATGTTCAACTCTTTATGAAACTGGTTCAAAAATTCTCCCTGAAAATCAAGGATGCAGCACTTGCAAAACCGAAAATGGTTGCCAGTGTGATGCTATTTATGACATGCAAGCAGGTAAATAATGGCTAAGCAAGTTCAAGGTAAACCTGCTTCAAAAGGTGGAAACTCTGACCGACAGAATGGTAAAGCGGTCAAGAAGCATCCAAAGCAATTTGATGCAACTAAACGCAGATTGGTTTCGGTGAGATAATGGATATCTGGACTGTGCTTCTTGCGATAGTTGGTGGAGTAATTCTTCTCACTATTGGATTCATTTTTTCGGTCATCATAGTAGGAGTGAAAGCTTACTACCAGCAAGACGATTCAGATTTCTAAAAGTAATCCCCTAGCTAATCTGGCTAGGGGATTACTTTATCTGAATTACTTCTTTGGTTCAGCTTGTTCGTCTACTGAATCACTAGCTTTGATAAAAGCTCGTTGCAAGTCAGCAACCAAAACTTTCATGGTGCGAATCATGGTTCGACCAATCTCGCCAAATACTAGAAGCATCGCACCACCAAACATCACGATAACACCATTGAGCCAGTTACCTGTAGCAGCACCCACCGCTGCGCCAGCTGAAACTGTAACCAATAGCAAGGCAGCTGTAAACCAGAGAAACCAGCCAACTAGCTTGATAATCATTTTGAACTTTTCCATTTAGTCCTCAAATACAGTTAGTGGGTCAATCAAATCTTCGTAGGCACAAAGATGAACATTTTCTTTATTGGCAATGCTGAGATGTAAATGTGCACCAGTGCTTGCACTGCCACTGGGCGTGTTTTTACCGCCACCAACTGAACCGATAGCGTCACCAATGTGAACATAAGTTCCAACACTTCGACCAGACTTTTTAGCAAGGTGTGCATACAGCACAAAAGTTTTGTCTGGCGTAGACTGCACAATGCACCAACCTAAAACATCTGACCAGAAGTTGGCTTTGATAGCACCATTGCAAATAGCTGGAATGGTGGACTTTTCTTTTGGATGCCAATCTTGACCACGATGCGGTCTGCCATTGCGATAGGCTGCTAGGTTGCCAAACTCGTCACCACGAAGTTTTTTATCAAAAGGTTCTTTATACACACTCATTTTGCTCCTATAACACTAGTAATTAGAGCATAAACAAATGCTCCTAAGATTCCCGAACCGCCCATAAACATCCACAATTTCTTTTCAAGGAAACGAATTCGTGGTTCGTGGTCTGCCAGCTGATTCAATTCAACTCTCATGGCTATTTGATTCTCATTGATTTCCATGAGTTTTTCATAAATCATAAAGTTGGTGATACGCAGACCGCTTGACTCGTGTTCGGAATTGATAGCCATTACTCGACTACCTCTCCAGTGAGAATGCGTTTGCAACCGCCACAAGTAGTAATAGGCATAGGATTGGTGAGAATAAACTCAACCTCAAACTGAGTGCAATCTTCACTAGAACAAATAAAAAGTTTTTGCATTACGCCACCTGATACATAACATTGAAACCGATTTTATCGCCAACAGCAAAAGCAGCTCCAAGCGGAACTGAAGCAGACAGGTCTGTGCGAGTGAGATAAGTGGTCGATGAGTTACTGGCACGAATAGTAGCGGTAGTAGAGTTAGTGGCAATATCTACTGTGCCTTGATAAGTTGCTGCTGGCGAAGCGTCAGAAATAAAAGCTGCACCAGCAGTAGTTGAGATTGCTGTTGTTGCAGAAGCAACTGGCATTGTCACAGTGACAGGACCTGCTAGTGACCCCGATGTTCCAAGAGTTAGTGAACCATGAGCAATTACAAACTTACCAATACGAATGTAGGCGTAAGTTTCGGTAGGACCGCTTCCCTTAGTCACACCAGACCAAGTAGGAGTCCAAGACTTCCATACTTGGTCATAGGCAACCCAGCTAGTTACATAAATATAAGTTGTGTCATCTGCAGTTACATAGCAAAATTGACCTTCGGTTGGGGCGGTGATTGCTGCATCCCTAGTGGCAGTGCTTGCAAAAATAGGGATTGACTGGTCACGCAAGTAACCATTTAAGTCGCTGGCAGTCAGGATTTCTCCAGCTGCCCAAGTTTTATATCCAGTCATTATTCTCCTATAACCATTTTCCTACGAATACGACAATCGATTAGTGTCTAACACGCCAAGAACCTCAGAGTCTAATCTAAAAGCTTCATTAGCAAGTGAAGCAATACGATAAGTGAGCATGTGCTGATTCTCGCTGAGTTCGTGAGAAATGCCAATAACAGAATAGTATTTTATTATTTGCTCACCCACTCCATTTGGCTTGTAAGTGAGCTTGCAAACATCTCTAATGTCTTTAGATAACAAAATTGTTTGGTTGGCTGAGCTAAGTCCATGAAGGGCAACAACAACTTCTTCAGCCCTAAATTCTGGCAAAGAAAATTTAGTTAGCAGTTGATTTGCTATGCTATCGACATCTGTGTCGTATAGATTTAGAAAAGAGCCATCGTCAAAACTGCGAATACCATAATCTGCTTGCAATTCTGTAGCTTCGGCTACTTGTGCCACTCCGCCAGTTGCACCCAAAATAATGCGGTTGTAAAGTTGTTCACTACCATAAAAAGTTTTTACATCTGAAACAGGAATGTCTGTTCCCGAAGAATCAGATAAATCAAAAGATGTAAACGATGGACTTGCTGTAAGTGTTTCGGTAGATAAAGTGCTAGTTGAAAGGTTTGTTGCTAAATCCCACTCAGAAGTAATTCGAGTTGTAGAGCTGGCTGTTGGTGTAATAGCACCATCAAAATAGTCACCCATTGAAGCAGATTTCTCAAGCAGCACTCCATCTACCCATAATGCACTTGAGCCACTTCCAGTGACAAAGATTTCCATGATGTTAAAAGCCGAAGGAACGCTTACAGTTACACTAATGCGATTCCAAGCATTCGCAGTTACCACAGGAAAGTCGCTGGCAAAAGCGATTGAGCTTGCACCATTCAAGGCTTCAATTTGAATAAAAATGCTTGTGCTGACAGGATAAATCCATAAACTAGCTGTGTAGCTACCAATGCCTGAAGCAGAAAATTTGGCTGAATCACTATCAGAGTATTTTACTTGAGTTTCATTTGGTGCTGAAGAATAAACACCTAGCAAAGATTTAGAACCATACTTGGCTTGTGTTGAAGATGCAGTTCCTATAGTCCAATAGCTGCTCTTACCGCTTTCAAAACTTGGGCAGTCGCATAGATTGTAACGATAAGTTGCAGTTCCCCAGTTGGAGTCGAGATAGCGTCTATCTCTGAAAGCAATTTTGCCATCTCTGGTAGCAAATAAATCTCCAATTTCTGAGTGAGCTACTTGCTGACAATAAGCTAAAGCATTAGTGCCTTGGGAAACGCTTTGTGGTTGAACCTTTGAAGTGCCACCATCAAGGTCTTGTAAAGATGAATTTAGAGCTATCTCTGGTCGGCTCAAAACTGAAGCAATTCTAGAACCAGTGTATTGTTCTGCAAAACTAACATCATCTAATACCGCCTTAGATAAAAGCGACAAAGTATCAAACGCTACAACTTTCGCAATAGCATTGTGGTTGCTATCGGGATAATCAAAACTCCAGCTATCAATAAAACCATAAAATTGAATATAGCCACCAGATGTAACTCGTAAAGCTCCAGCAGGTTTTACATCTCGACCATAAAGGCTAGGCAAAACAGTTTGAATGCTTGAAGAAGCCTGAGCTGTTCCAGACCAAGCGTTATCTGTATTAGGGGTTCGAGTCGTTGTGCCATCAAAATAAGTGCCAACCGAGGATACTTGCTCGACCATTGCTTTACGCCAAGTCATGGTTGAACCAAGAGTTCGTATAACAGAGCCAGTAGTAGAAGCAGCATAAATTCGAGCATTAGTTGCAGTCGCTGGAGCAGTGTAAGTGCCTTCAAATCGCATCTCAACACCAGCAGCCATAGACTGAGCCACACCAACATTGACTTCACCCAAGCTTGTTCCTGCAGAGTTGTAAAAAGTAGCAGACAAACGCCGAGCATCAGCAATACTAGATGTGGCATAAAAACTTATTGCGTAGGTCAAGCCAGCAGTTACTTGAATTCTCTGAGTAGTTGAGCTGCCAGTAACACCAAACGAGAAAGCAACAGTAGAAGCTGCGGTAGTGACAGTATCAAAAGCACCAACGGCAGTCAAAGTGGTAGTTCCAGCTCCACCAGTTCCTCGGTTGATTACAGACCAGTTCTCTTGTGGCGATACCGCAGCCGAGGTTGAAGGGATAGGGTTTTTGACTAAGTTCGTGCGAGAAGTTGTGGGGGTCAGATACGAAGGGTCAAATTCTCTACCAACATTGCTTAGCATTACCTCGCATTGACCTGCAGAATATTCCTCAAGCTCACGACTAATGCCCCTATCAATCGAAACCGAACGAGCATAACTGCTTACATCGTTCCAAACATAGTTATTGCCACTGCGAATAAAAGAGAACTCGACTTGTAAAGTAGGAGCTGTCATTAGGTGCTAAACACCTTGCCATTTTGACGCTCATAACCCTTGATAGCTTCCACAATAGCTTTACCAATGCTGTTCTTATCTCCCAATCCACCACTAACATCAATGTAGAAGTTGGTCTGAGTGTTGCCATACTGTCCAGCGGTTGCTGCACCGATGTCAAGGGTCTGACCATAAAGCGAATTTAGTTCATTGATAGTTGGCATGCCAGCAGTCGATAAGGATTTTGCTAAAGCGTAACCTTCTTGTGGACCAGCTGCAATTAGCTGATTCAATAGCACAGGGCTAAGATTCATTTTTGCAAGATTTACAATCTCAGCACCAAAAGCTTTAGCTCGCTCAACCATGCGTCTAGCGTTACCAAGAACCTGAGTTGCACTTTGACCAAACTTAGTAATGTCAAAACCTTCAGTGATTGACTTGTAAACATTGTCCATGCTTTCCTTGACAGAATCAGCAATTCGAGCCAAACCAGCAGCAGTTTGAGCAAACTTGCTTTCAAGGTCTTTGATAGCTTTAGTGCCACCAGACTTGATGCTGTTGTAAATTTTCTTCCAACCTTCACCAGCCGAAACAACTTGATTAGCTAAGTCCTCATTCAAACCCATTTGAATAAGTTTGACTTTTGCTCGCTGTTGAGCAATCTCGTCAGCCATCTTTTTATAGAATTCAACTACAGGATTCTTTGCACCCTTACCTTTTGGTGCAGGTGGGGGAACTGCTGGACCAGCTGCAGCAACACCAGCAGCTTGACCAGTGACAGAAGTTTCACCAGCAACCTTAGCTTCACCAATTTCTTTACCCTGCTTGAAAGCATCTTTCTTGGCAGATGGAGAAAGCTTAGGAATAGGTTGCATACCCAGAAAAGTCAAAACAGCATTTACACCATCAATGATTGCATTCAAAACAGGCATGATGAAAGGCATAAGCCAATTTATGAAGTCAGCAATTTTTTGAACAACAAAATTTATGAAGTCGGCAATACCTTTTATTACTGGAGTCAAAAAGGAAACAACAGCAACAAGCACAGGAATCAAATACGCAGTGAAAGCTTCAACAATTTTCAAAATCACTGGAGCTAGGGCATTGAATAGATTGATTAGTGGCGGAAGCAGTGAAGCAACAATCATCAAAATTGGTGGAATAAGCGGTGCAAGAGCTTTGACTAAAGTAATAATAACTGCGATGATGCTCATAATTGAAGGCAACAATCCAATAAAAGCATCCATCAAACTTGGAAGTAGGTCGAGAGCCATTCTGTAAATAGGTTCTATCAGTGGAATAACTTGAGTGAGTAACAAGCCAAACTGTTGAACAACTAAAGCAATGTATGGAGCTGCTTTATTGAAAGCGTCTGCAATTACTTTACCCATCTGCGAGAGAATAACAATAATGGGTTGCACTACAGGAATCAAACCTTGTAAAGCTGTTGCTATTGCAGTCAAGATAGTATTGAAAGCTGGCAGAATAGCAGTAATAAGGTCGGCAAGTGGTTTTATCAATGCCACAAACAAATTCAAGATAGGTGCAAGAATCTGCAAAAGTGGTGGAAGAACCTGAGCTACCAAGGTGGCAAAAGTTCCAGCCAAGATTTTGATAAGTTCCATTATCGGTTTCAAAACAGGTTCAAGGCTACCCATTGCTAAAGTAACTGCATCAATAACAGGAGTCAATGCTGCGATAGCGTCAGTTAGTAGTGGACCAAGTGTTGCGATAAGTGGCACAACTGCTTGAGAAAGTTTAGCCATTGCTGGGAGTAAAGCTCCACCAACATCTTTTTGCAAGTTCTGGAAAAGTGCCGAAGTGGTTTTGATAGAGTTACCATAAGTATCGGCATATTTTACGAAGTCACCTTGAGCAACGCCCAAGCCTTCCATGATAAGTTTTTGGCGAGCGAGAATCTTTTGCTGTTGAGTAAGGTTTTTTCCAGTGCTACTCAAACCCATTTGCATAGCTTTTTGACCGATTTTATTTTCATCGAGCAAAATGTTGAACCTACGAAGCGGTTCATACTCTCCACGCAAACCTTGCTGAATAGCCATCAAAGCAGACTCAGTTGGAAGGTCATAGAACGAACCTAAGTCACCAGCAGCTTGCACCATCGTGGTAGAGAACTTAGCCATTTCATCGCCAGCTAGACCAGCGGAGCTTGCATAACCACCAAAAGATTTAGCAAAGCGGAGAGCAGTTGTTTCAGCTAGACCAGCTGTAACTGCAGCGTTCTTAGCAAAGTCTTGAACAACTTTTGCACCATCACCAAAAACCTGATTGACACCTTCAAACTCTGCTTCAAAACCAGAAGCTTGTTTGATAGCCCCTTGAAGAAATTGCGCTCCTTGAATAGTCACAAAGCCTATAACAGCAGCTTTTACAATACTGCCTAGTTTGAGAGCGGTTTGACCCATTTTCCCAAATGACTCAGAAGTTGCTTTTTCAGTGTTTTTAGCACCTTGACTTGCAACTCTTTGAAAATTCTCAGTAGACTTCTGAGCAACCTTCATCCCCGAAACATAAGAGCCAGTATCAGCTTTGAGCTTAGCGAGAACGCTAATGACCGATGCCATGATTACTTCCTCTTACTAGCTTTACGAGCTTCCTCTGGCTCTACAATGGACAAAATAGCTAACCATTCAACCCATTCGGCGTTACTCAATGGTGAGAAGCAAGAAGAACCATGCTCAAGTTCATGCACAGTTCTTCCCAACCTCTCAGCGATTATGAATTTCGCTCGTCTTTCGTTGTTGAGGAAGATTTTTTTGCTGCGATATCTACAGCTTCCTCAGTCAAACCAGACAAACGCTGACCAACCTGAATCAGTCGGTCAATGGCTGCAGCTGACTTCTGCTTCAACACTGGAACATCTTCTTCAGTGAAAAGCTTTTCTCCAGTTTCAGGGTCGTGAGCTGTGCCAATAAGAATGCCCACATTGAACGCTTTGAGATTAGGTTCGTTAGTTTTCTTGTCTAGGATTGACGCAAGGAAGTCATCCTTAGCACCAAGAGTAAAACCTTTTACCAAAACTTTGATTCCACCCCATTCAGAAACTTCAACAACTTCAGTAGGTGTATCGTTTTGAATCGAGAGAATAGTGTCACGAAGCGACATGTGGAACTCCTATGTTTAGAATGTGGTGATAGTAGTAGCTCCAGTTCGCTGAAGCTCTACGCTCAACGATACCACATCGCCCACAGGAGCAGAGATTTCGTAAGAAGTTACAAGCGTTTCGCAAGTAATCTTTTTCTTACCGCTTCCCGAACCTTCTGGACCAAACACTAGCGAAGCAGTGGCAAGAGTTCCAGCGATAAGGGCGTCAATAGTGCCTTCAATTACAGTTGCAGAAGTTGCATCAAATAGACCAGAGATGCTGATAGTTGCATCGTTCTGACCCATGATGTAGGTCTTAGCCGAAGCACCAAACACTGAAGTATCAGCGGTGTCGAGTGACTGTGAATAGCTGATTTCGTTAGAGATAGAAGTCAAGCTAGTTAGAGAGCCAGCTGAGTTGTCTAGCTGGATGTAAGCGTTTTTACCATGAACGAAAGCCATGTTTAGTTTCTCCTTGCGATTGAAACAATAGGGGTGATACTGCCTGTTCCAGCAGTGAGGGTGGTTTGCGCTCGAAGATACCTACGGATTGTAAGAACTCCAGCTGCAATGTTTTCATTAGTGATAGTCGATGCAGAAACACTTGTAAAAGTAATCAAGTCTACCCAAGTCGAGTTATCGGTTGAATGTTGCACTTTGATAGTTGTTGCAGTGCTACGAGAATTCGCAATCACATGCAAGTTAGCTACTGCACCAATAGCGGTTGCTGCAGAGTTATCTACAGAAGTGCCATTGGTTGTTGCCGAGAGAGCAGTTCCATCATTTAGTAAAACACCTTGACGGATACCACCAGTGACCTGAAACTCTCCAGTCACCGAAACCACATCTCCGACAGGTGCGGAGATTTCATAAGAAGTCTGCTTAGCAGTTCCAAGAGAACAGTTGTTACCTACACCAACACCATTATCGTAAGCGATAGTGAAAGCAGGGGTAAGGTCATTAGAGATAATGTCCTCAAACACAGCGTTCACTGCGGTAGCGTCACCATCAAACATTCCACCAAGGCTGACTGTTGCATCGTTTTGACCAACAATGTAAGTTTTTGCACTGCTACCAAAAGCTGAAGTTTCAGCAGTATCGATGCTCATTGAAGGAGTTGCTTCATTCAGGTATGCCGAAATGTCATAGCTACCCAAAAGAACATCGGTATTTCTACCATGCCTATACGCCATCTACTTCTTCTTCCTCTGCAAACAAATCATCTTCTGCAATGCTGGCAAGGTTTTCAACTTCAACCTCATGTTCAATTTCGGGTTCAACTTCTTCAGGAAGTGTTTTGCCAACTAGAGCAATAACACCATCTGCCAAAAGCCAAGAAATTGCATCTTTAGGCAAGTCGCTTACGACATCGCCAGCTTCAGCTCGCTTTGCAGGTGGATAATCCAAACCCTGCAAAACTTTGTATTCAACATTTTTAGCCATAAATTCCTCACTTCAACTATACGGATTACTTATTTTGATAAGTTTCTAACACGCCCACACGCTACAGTGGCTGACCGCAACCATCACATATAACGGAAACTCCACCAAGAGTTTCAATTTCGAGAGTATTAGAATGTAGACATTTTTCATCGGGAATCATGTCAATTATTTTTTTTGTTTTTGGTTGCGCTGGCTGCTCAACCTCAGATTGAATCGAGCTAACAACAAGATTTCTTATAGTTTCTAAATAGGCAGCAAGCCCATCAAGAGCCATCAAAAGTTTTTTAGCCTCAGACTCCTGCATAAGTCACCTCAAAGTTTGCAGAAAACTCGTAACGCAATCGAGCATCTTGCCCCATTGCCAGAATCGTTGTAGAAGGTCTAATGCGAACAAAATAGGTGCTACCTATGGTTTGATTAGTTACAGCTTGTAGGAGCGTAACAATGTCTTTTAGGCGTGTTCTAGGGGTTGTGTAATCTTCTGTAGCTCCACGAACACGAATCTGCAAACTTGGTTGTGACAAAGCAATACCTGAAGCAAAAGTTTCATTTACAGTTCCATCGTATTCACTCAACAAAGTTACAAGGGTATCGGTGTCTGGCATAAACCCGATAAACAAGTTAGTGCCTTGAGTTCCCAAACTGTTGGTAGTCAAGTAGTCAGCAACATCGGTCATCCAAGTCATTGAATAGCTCCTAGAATTCGTTGAATACGCTTAGCAATGTTTTGTTCAAGATTAGGCATACGCTCACGAACTGGACCTTCAAGATACTTCCAAGTTTTACCTTCAGCGTGGCGATAGTCGGCTCGCTCATGCTGGTCAAGTGCATACTCACTAGCAGCACCGCCATAACCCATCTCAATCTCCCAGTCCACACCAACCTTACGAACTGGAAGAATTACTCCACTTCTACGAAGCGTTCCAGTATCGACAGGGACTCTACGCTGAGAATTGCGAAACATAATCTGAGCTTCTTCAGTCAAAGCTTGACCAACAGCATTGATACAAATGTCATTGACTTGATTAGAAGTCAAACGCTTCAACGCTTCAGCATTGATTAGCTCAATCATTGCCACGATTATCCCTCGAAATCAATAGTGGTGTGATGTGCAGCATCTTCGTCATAAAAAGTTTGAACACTCAAAATTTTAGGTTTAGTGCCATCAGGCAAATTTAGGATTGCACCTTTTTGAACATTGTAAACATCATCCATGTAAACAGTTCCACCAAAAGTTACTAACTGACCATCTGAAGTGTAAGCTTCTCGGCGGTCATACTTTATGTGACATTTGAAAGTTACTACAGTGCCACCAGTTCTTGCACCATAAACATCTCGACTTGTCACATTTTGAAATGTGGCTGTAGTCGGCATAAGAGCAGTCCATTGAGATTCAATCGTCATGGTCGCTGCTCGTCAAACTGTCCGATGGCAAACTGTGCATCAGACTCAACATAATAAACACTCAAGTTGCTATCAATTTTACCAAGTCTAAGATGACCAGAAAGATGCTTATATTCTGCTGAAGTATCCATGTAACTCAACGATAGTGAAAGGTCGCCAACAGTTTTAGAAGCAATAGTTGCTTCTTTAGCGTAAGCCACCGACAAAGTTAGAGCTGCTTGAGCTGCAGCTACATAAATCTTGTCATCAAACTGTTTTAGCAAATAATTGATTTCTTCATCACTCAAACTAAACTGTGTTTGAACAGTGTCTAAAATCAAAAAACGAACTTCATCTTTAGCGTTGGCGTAAACGCCAGCTACTGGTGCAGTGTATGTGAATGCCATAATATTCCTATCTTACTTGAGTCAAAGTAGCAACGATTGAAGCGGTTGAGGGTCGAGTCGGGGTAGTGCCTACTGCGTAAGTAGCGATACTGACCGAGGTTGCTTCAGCAGACCACCATAATTCAAGGTAGTCGCCAGCAGCTAAACTCAAAACAAAATTCCATCCAGCAAGTGTATGACCATGAATTGAACCATGTTTTGAAGGAACATTCACTAAACCAGTCGAACCAACCAAGTCAGTGCCATTCTTACGAAGCCAAATGTATGCATCACCATCAGCTGTTCCAGAATTTTCAAACTGACCTGACCATTGAAAGTTGTAAACTCCATCATGTGAAACACTTAACCGACCTGAGCTTGAGCGAGAAACTCCAGCTGCTTCATCTGTTTGACCAATAGCGATTACATAAGCAGTGGTTGTGCTTACAATGGTCTGATTTGTGTAATCAGAGAACGCTCCATAAAACCCATGAAAAGCTTGAGTTTGATTATCTGAGCTATTGAAAACAAGATTGCCATTATCTGCAACCTGCAGCTTGGTAGCCACAAAATGTTTTGCTTGCTCAAAAGACATAGTTTCCTTTATATAGCAGTTGCACCAGCGACAATGGCAACATCGTCAATGTAGAAATCGCCTGCTGAATCTATAAAAAAACCACCATTGGTTGCAACGCCACACAATAAGTTTTCTATTTTGAAGTATTCAAAAGTGCTTACTGATGGCGTAATAGTTATCTGTTGGCTATTCCCACCAGCATAAAACCTCATTGTCAGTGGAAAACCTGAAGCAGAAGTTGCATTTCTTGCCCAAAAAGATAAAGAATAACGAGTTCCACTAGTTAGCATGTTTGTATCGTAATACTCAACCACCATTGTGTCAGTTGGCTCATAAAAAGAGGGCATCCAAGACGCTGGTGTTGTTTTGAAAATGCTTGTAGTTCTCGAAGCAGAAGTCCAGTTGGTTGTGCTTGTAGTTGTAGCAGAAGGATTTAGAACAAGATTGACAGGGGTAAAAGTGGCTTTACCAGCAGTAGAAGTAAAACCATAAGTAATCATGCCTTCAAATCTCCAAACAAGACATACAAACCAGACGCTACACAAATAACCGAACAAGCCGAATACTGCACATTTGTTTTCAGATAAGTGTTAGCCGAAGAAAGAGTTACTCCTGTTCCTGCAACGAAAGTAACAGTGCCAGAGCCATACTGAACAAAGTCAATAAACTCTCCAACAGCCAAAACATTGTCAATAGTGATAGTGATTGCTGAACCAGTAGAACGAATCAGTTTACCTTTATCACCAGCGACAACCGAATAGTTTGCTGATTTATCCGAAATACTTTTAGTTAGGTTTGATTGTGGAATGTTAGCAGAACTAAGAGTGGTGCTGTCACCAAAGTTGATTCCACCATTGTAGGTAAGTTGCAAAACTTGAGTTACAACTTTTCTAAAGTTTTCAAAAGCCATTATTTTTTTCCTATTCTAATAAGCAACCCCCCACCCTAAAAGTGGGCAGGGGGTTGCTAAGGGTAAAGCTATTAGGCTACACAGGTAGCGAAGAATACTCCAAGGTCAGCAGCAACGAGCTTGTTGTCGAACGCAATCTGCGACTCGATGTAAGTTGCAGCGTTCTGCTCTAGGCGATACTGCTTAGTTCCAACAGTCAAACCTAGACCCTCAGAAACTCCGCGCCACTGGAAAGAGTAACCAGCAGAAGGAGTTAGAAGACCAGGGTTGCTTGGTGCGTAAACCAGCATTGCTGCCTTGCCAAAGGCGAAGCTGAATGAACCAGTCTGACCTTCGTTAGCAGTGTTCTTTACAGCCTTAGCAACAAGAACTTCATCTACACCGAATAGCTGTGCAAGATACTGAGTGTCTGGAACATCACGACCAGTGTACTTGACACGGTCAATGATGTCTGGGTGGTTGCGAAGAACTCGGTAAGCATCGTAACCAAGAACTAGCTTGTTAGCTTCAAAACCAGTGGTCTGAAGAATGTAGCCCTTAGCAATCTCAATGTCCTGAATGGGGTCTGAGTTAGCTAGGTCGCTCCACTGGATAAACTGGTTAGTTGAAGGTGAACTGGCAACACCAGTGTAATCCCTGCCCCAAATACCAGTAGTAAACCAGTCAGTAACAAACTGGTTCTCTAGACGGTTCAAGATGAGCTGAGCGGTGAACTTAGCTGCATCACGCATAGGGTCAAGAGGGTTGTCGAAGTTTGCCATAGTCTGGTCGCCAACTGCCTTCTTCACAGCGTAAACATCTGCGTAGTAAGAGTCGGTGGTTAGACCATAACCTGAGGTGGCTGCTTCTGAACCATCTGCACGAAGTCGTGCATCGTCACGGAACCAGTCTTCCTTGGTATACTTGAAGTATAGGTTGCTCTGCTTGTCCACTGGAACGATAGGGAATACCTTCGTAGCAATGAAGTTATCAGCAGACTGAATGTAGGCTACCGAAGCGTTCGTTAGAATCGCATCGACGTGAACCTGATTGATGGATGGCTGTGGCATTTATTTTTACCTTATTCCTTACGCAGCTCTTGAAGGGGATTTGCAGTCGAACAGAATGGTGATAATGTCACCAGCTGCAGTAGCTGCGGTTAGTGCTGTTCCAAGAACATACTGAGTGGTGTCAGTTCCAGCAGTGATGCTCTTGACTCGACCAGTGGTTACAGTGATGCCCACCAAAGCACCTGCTGTGATTGCGGCACTTGCTACAGCCTTTGATACACCAGAAATAGCAACTTCAGCAGTCTTGCCCGAAGTTGGAGCGTTCTGAAGAATACCTAGTGGAATGTCGGTGATTGCAGCAGCGAAAGTAGTTCCGCCAGTTGCGACCTTTACAACATGATACTGCTTTGCCGATAGGTCGGCGGTAGCAGCAAGTGAAATTTTGTGCTGTGAATCTACATATTCAAAAGCCATTAGTTAGCACCTTCCTGTGCGTATCGTTTAGCGAGTTCAGGGTTGCTGTCAAGCACATGCTCAACACCCTGCTCGATAGTCTTTACTACGCCACTCTCGACAAGCGACTTAGCGAGGCTGCGAGCCTCATCCATCACCGAGTTGGTGCTGGAAGTTGATGAAGTGCCGAACTCCTTGAGCAAACCTGATTCTGACATCTGAGCGTCAGCTGCGAGAAGAACGCTCTCAACAGTCTTAGCTAGTTCAGCATCTACTGCGGTTAGTCGGCGGAGAGCTGGAGCAACCACTTCGTGGTCAATTCCTACGCTCTTGAAAGTTTCTTTCGACTTGGCGATAGCTTCGCCATCGAGTCTGATGTCACGCTCTTTGCGAAGTTCGGCTGACTGGGCTTTGAAAACCATAGCCATAACCTCTTGCTGTTCGGCTGGTAGAGCTTTGATGCTCTTGGCAACCTCATCAGGCATATCTTCCATAGCCATAGCTACTTCATCGGACATTTTGTAGCCCATCTCGACAGCTTCTTCGCCAGTTTGCATAGCCTGAATTTCTTCAAGCTTCATTGCGAGGTCAGCTGCTTGATTCTTAGCTGCTTCTAGAGCTGCTTCGAGTCCTGCGACCTTTTCCTCGTAACCATCTACTGCCTTGGATACTGCGAGGTCAATTTGCTCTTGTGTAGAGTTCAAACTATTCTCCTCAATTTTGCCCTTAGCGATTTGCGGTTGGGCTTCTGGAAGTGCTTCTTCGGCACTTTTCATTACTAGGAAACCATCGTGTAAGTGAGCAGCCCTGTCGACTCCAGAAGTTTCAAGCACTTCTAGATTTACAAGCTTTTTGGTTGGTCTACCCATCGTGTTCCTTTGGTTCAGTATCAAAGATACGAACATTTTCAATCTAAGTAGCCTTAGACACGCCCAAAACAACTCAGAGCAAAACTTATTCAATAAATGGTTTATTTATTAGGGCATTTAGACTATATTTAGAATGTAGGTGAAAGGAGAAAAGATGCCTTGGTGGGACTTTGATGTCGGGCGAACGGCTTATGGTTGGTATGACCAAAAACTCAAAAAAGTGCCATATAACTGCTTTGTTTGGGATGATGAAGAGTTAGCTATCAAATACTTGCCAGTAGCTAATGCTCAAGCAGATAAAAGCTATGTGGTAAAAGAAGTAGTTGGAAATGGTAAAGAGTGGATAGTTATTGAAGAAGGAGATAATTGAAATGAGTCCAGAACTAAGTTGGCTAGTCATAGTTAGTTTTGCTTTTTCAATCTATTTGGGAATGTCTTTGCTTTATATTGATAGTCTAAAAATCAAGAAAGGGAAAAATGGAAACTAAAGTAAATCTTGACTTTGATTTTCTCACTAAAAAGTTTATTGAAGAAAATACAGGTGAAAAGCTCACTGACGAACAGTGGGATTTGGTTGTAAAAGAAATTGAAGGTCGAGCAGATAACTGGCTAGATAATTTATTACCTGACCTTTACCAAGACATTGCAGAAGGAGTTTATGATGAATGAATTTCAACAACTCAGTAACTTGGCTTATAAGGCTGGTTGGCATGAAGGAAGAATTGCTTTGAGAACAAAGATTCTAAAGCTAGTCAAAGAAAAGCCAAGTGGCGATGAAAATGATTACTACAAGCTTTATCTCGACATCATGGAAGCCATGATTGAATCAGTTGCAGAAGAACCTCGTGAAATCAAAAGCTAGACATCGCGCCAAACCTTATTGGACTCCTTTGAGATGGCAGATACGACTCATACAAAATCGTTACTGGTGGTTTATCAAACCAAGAATCAAAAAGCAGTTCAAAGAGTTGAAAGAAAAAATTGCTTATGCCTTCGCCAATCGATAACCCCTACTTGCGGAACTTCCTCATTGGAAAAGAACAAGGAGCAGCAGAAACTCGTCTAAGCATCCTTGAGTTACTCAAGTCAAGACTTCACACAGCAAGTTGCGATTGCTATGAATGTGTTGAACTTCAAACTTGTATCAAACTAATAGAAAGGGAAAAAGATGCTGTTAGAGAAATGGAATAAGGGTCGTTTCAACTTTTGGATTGTTGGCATTGACTACATGCGTAGGCGTGATGCAGTGATTCAAAGATTCTTTGAGCTTCAAGGAAAAACAAAAGAAAACGCTCGAATCGTAAAGCTACTCGAAGCTTGGGTTGCAGATGATTATGCAGACTTCGATGACACCATGAAAGCTATCAAAGGAGAGAACAAGTGAAAACTTTTGAAACCATTTTCAAAGAGTTTGCTGATTCAGAAACTTTTGTCATGAGTCGAGCTTTATTGGAAGACTATAAGCGTCAAGCAGTTCTCTCTGAGCGAACAAGAATCCTAAAGTTCATTGAAGAAGAAGCGACCTTTGAAAAAACTAAAGGACATCGCTCTTGGATTCTTCGACCTTATGAAGTGATTGAAAGAATCGAGAAGAACGATGACTGATTACAACCCAGAAGAGTGGCGTGAAACTGAAGCCGAACTTGAGCGGTGGCGTGAAGCTGGCAAAGAAGTTGGTCGAAAACTTGGTGTAGTTCAAGAACGGAAACGAATCATTGACCTATTTGAAAGCATGGCTTATCAAGGCGACCCAGACTGGGATGCTTTTGTTCACGATGCAGTTGCGATTATCAAAGGAGAAGATAAGTGACCGATACTCAAGACCTAGAGCGTATGCGTAAGTTTGGGGCTTACGAGGAACAGCAACGAATCCTCAAACTCTTGCTCGCTCAAGACATAATCAGACGAGATGCTTTGGGGTTCTTAGTTGCTTTCAATACTCATGGCACAGAGGTTGTCTACATTCAAGACCTTGAAGGGTCTAAGCATGACAAAACTATTTAGTTTGCTTTTCAGCTGCAAGCATCGAGAGTGGCGATTCTTAGACTGTGATGAATGCGATTGGTGTCAGATAAAAGTTTGTGTTCAATGCGGTGAAGAGCTAGACGACTAATCGTTTATAAAAACACTTGAGTTTGGTGGCAAAAAGAAAGTCAAATTGCTATCAAGCTCGACAGCAACTATTGCATTGAGTTCTTCATCCATTGAACCATAGTAGTCGGTGAGCTTGCCTTTCTCGATTTGTTGCCAGCCAATGTCAATGCCAACATCTCGACCTATGTCATTAGGTGTGAGTTCAGCAAGCCGTTTTTTATCCACAAGTCAATGGTTTCAAGATACTTTTGAGAATGATTCTCAGACACGCCGACTGCTTACTCGTCTTTTCTGAGCCAATAAGTAGCCATCCAGACACCAGTGGTTATCAAAATGCACCAACCAATGACTTCTTTTGCTGAACCTTCGAGAACCACCCATGCGGTGAACATACCAAGAAGAGTCCAAATTTGACCAATGAGGTCATTCAGAAATTTTTTCACTATTCTTTCCTTATTGTCGAAGGAGCTTTAGCAGCGTTCAAAGCTGAAGCAGTTGCTAGTTGAGCGACTTGACCAACAATGATTGCTGAGATAACGACTTTTTGAGCTTTCTCACGAACCTCTGGCGGTAGGTCTGCCCCAATCATTCCCAATGCTCCTAGTAGGTCAGATAATCCTTGAAAGAGGTTACCCAACAGAGGAATTGATTCTTCTTCTGTTGGGGTTACCGTTTTGGGATAGGTTCAAACTTTGGTCGAGCAACTACCTTGGTCACTACCGATGCTTTTGAAGTCACCTTCTTGGTAGTTTTAGAAGGAGTAGTTGGTTTAGGGATGGCAGCCAACTCAGCATTAGCAGCGACCAAGCTGGCTTCTAGAGTGCTGACTTCGCTTGCTTTGGTTTCAATCGCAGCGTAAGCAGCTGAGTATCGACTCTTGCGACTAACCAAGATTGCATTTTTATCAGCATAGGTATCGCTATTGGATTGCCAGAGCGACTCAGCGTTAGATGCAGCGAGGTCAGCTGCTTCAAGAGCAGATTGCTTAGTTGTCAAGATTGATTGCTTTGATTCCAGATTAGACACTTTGGAATCGTAAAGCTCCTGAGCAGCAAAATAGTTTTCAACTGCTAACTCTTCAGACGCAACCGCCGATACGAAAGCCTCAGTTTTCTGGTCGAGGATTACTTTCAAAGCTAGGTCTTTGGTGGTAGTTGCTTTAGCTTGCTGACTGAAGAAGGCAGCAGGAGCGATGCTCCACTGACCAGAGTTGATTGGTTGATAGTAAAGAGTGTTACAAGCTCCACCACCCCATTCATACATCCAAGCGTCAATCTCGTAAGACTGATTAGCAGTGAAGCTAAAAAGACCAGCGGTATTGCCACCGCAACCTTTGAGCGACCAGTCGTTGATAACTGGCTGACCAGCGATGCTCATGAAGAAACCATCGTCAGCAGCTGCATAGAAAAAGACTTGAGTGGTCGAAGGGTAGGTGATAAATCCTCGATAGTGAATCATTACATAGTCGCCACCGCAACCTTCAATGTTGCCATTGCCCCAGTTTCTATCAATGTGAGTTACAGTGATAGTTTTGCAGAAGGTATAAGCAGAATCAGAACGCTGAGGTGGATTGCCTTGTGAATTGATTCCTGTGTAGATGTCGGCTCGAAGACCAGCAGTAGCAGTTGTCGAACCAGAAGTGATAGCACTATTGTCGTAGTTTGACTGAGCAGTAGCCATCTCTGACTGAGCGGTAGTCGATGCTTGAGCAGCATCTTCGTAGATGGCGTAAGTTGATTCCAGAGAGTCGATTGCTGAATTGGTTGCGATTACTGCTTCATTGAAAGCATCTTCAGCAATTGCTTGCTCAGCAAAAGCAACATCGTAGGTTGAACTAGCATTTGAGTAAGCCAGAGCAGCAGCATCTAAAGCGTCTTCGGCAAGCGTGACTTCGCTTTGAGCTTCGGCAAGCGACTGAGCTTCGGCATTGGAAGAGTTTTTGAGAGCGTCAAGTTGAGCTTTAGCAGCATCAAGTTGAGTTTGAACTTGAGCAATCTTGGCTTTGGCAGCAGCCACTTTAGAGTTATAGTCTGAGGTGGTGCTTCCATAAGCAGGAGCAGTTGCAAATAGCATTGAAGCCATTGCAATAGCTGTAGCAACGAAAATTAGTTTAGCGATTTTTTTCTTCATGTGGACTTGAAGGGAATCGAACCCTTGTGCATCGACTGCCATGTATGGTTTTGAGTCGATGACGAAGCCATAACAAGCCCTAGAACCTTTTGGTCTAGAATTAGTATCACAAAAAGTAACTACTTGCTAATTATCGCAACGCCGATGTTAGACGATTGAAAGGTGACTAAATGCTTTCTGGTTCGTCAGCATGACCAAAGCACCAGTTCGAGCAACATCACCATGACGATGTTTCCAGTAAGTAGACTCTGATTCAAAAGTTGGAACACAGATAACTACACGCTCTTTTTTGGCTCGCATATGCATTTCGTGATTGTGACCATGTAGCAAAAAGTCGGCAGCTCCAGCTGATTGATTGTTGAGCGATTGACCAGCCCACCATTCAAAAGCTTTGCCTTTAGCCCACTGGTTGCCGTGAGCATGAGTAATAACCGAATTACCAACCTGTCGAGTCAAAGCCATTTCATCACGATTAGGAACATAGATTTGAACATGACCATAAGAAGCAGGGTTTAGTTGCAAAGCGTCTGACAGTGCAATCATGGCTTCGGTTGCATGACCATCATCTGCTCTTGTGGCTACAGGTAGTCGCTGAGCTTCATCGTGATTACCATTTACCACATCAATCTCTAATCTCTCGACTAGTGGAGCAAAAGCATCTACAGCGTAAAGAGCAAGTCTTCGGAAAAGTCGATATTGCTCGGTGATAGTTAGTTCAGTTCGCCACATAGATTTACCGCCCTGAGAAACATTTCCCTCACCACAGTCGCCAAGCCAAGCTTGGTGAACCATGCCTATAGGATTTGTCTTACGAAGGACTTTTAGTTGCTTCACACTGTTATCAATAGAGGCTAAGACCCTATCTACAACTCCCTGAGTTCCATCTCCATCTACTTTGCCAAGTTGAAGGTCGCCAGCTAGCCAGTGAAAAACACTATCTCCTTCCGACTTACTTGGTGTGAATCTTCGAGATGAAATGCTCTTCAACACATCGTCAAGGTTAGCTGTTGAAGCAGGAGCAATGGCAAAACGATATGAGTGAAGCCACTCACCATCTTCACGCTGCTGCCATTTCGAGGTTTTGAGAGTTCCCACGATTCTGACTTCTTTAGGGTCATAGCCAAACATTTCAAGAACTTCTTCAAAGCGAGGTGCTGAGGCTAAAGGCTCAGTTTGAATAAATCCCTTACTACCATCAAACTCTGTTGCTCGAATAAATGGTCGACTCGGTGAGGGTTCATCTATGGTTGGAATGGTGAGATGTTCTCTCAGGGTTGCCATTAGAGCGACTTTCTGAGCTTATTGATAGTAGTCGAAGATACAGCGTATCCTGCTTCGGTCAATTTTTCAGAGATGTAGACTCCCGAAAAGTCATGCTTATTCTTCATGCAATCCATAAGCCAGTCAAGGTCTTCTTTATCTAGTTGCTGAGAAATGATGTCGAACCAAGTTGATTGCTTTGCCTTAGTTGGCTTTACTAGAACATCTTTTAGTGGCATTGATAGAACTCCTTTTAGTGAGGGTGGCTGCTTGCCATTTTCTATCATACACGAATCACTTTTAGTATCAATAAAATTGACAACTTTTTTCGAGCTATTTTGAAAGGATTTCTTGAACTTCTCGCATCTGTGACGGTCGCCAGATATAAATCTCTGCACCAGTTGCTTCTAAAGAAGTCAACCAATCAATTTGAGCATCAGCAACTACACCTAGTTCTCGTTTTAGTTCGGCAAAAATAAGACGACTATCTTTTACTAAAACAAGGTCAGGGAAGCCAGCAACAACTTTTTGAATCCTGCCATTTACAGGTCGATTATCTGGAGCGTGATAATACTTCCAACCAAGACTGAAAGCTAACCTGTGAACTTGATTTTGCCAATCACGCTCAGTAATGGCTCTCAGGGCTTTATCTGAAGGTGATAGGCGTTTTGCCATTTGCTAAATCTTCAGCATTTAGTTCTTCGATACCTCTAGGTTCACCGCATGCAGCATAAGTTGCTTCAATCAAACCTCTATAAGCCTCTGGTTCAGACCACTCGTAAGGAATCTCAATCATTGAACCTTCAGGGGCTTGCTCTAGCTCAATTTTTAGTCTTCCAAAGGCATCGGCAGTTTCTGCTGTAATTGGCACACCGCTTAGGTCAATAGGCAAACCTTTTGCGGCAGCAAGTTGTAACTTTACTAAATCATCAGAGTTTATCATTACTCATTACCTTTTTCTAAGAATGCATCGTAGCCAGCTTGGTCGGCAACTATAAAATTTCCACTTGCATCCGACTGTCCAATAATTTTAGCAGCACCTTTTACCGATGAGTCAATCAACATAATACCACCTTGAAACATTTTATTTTCTGCAGCAACTGCAAAGGTATTTGAAACATCTCGGTGAGTATCATAAACAACTTCTTTAGGCACGAAACGACGCTCGCTAGATTTTAGGCTTCGTGCTTTTGAACGCTCCCATGCTTCCGCTGTGGGAATAGTAAAGTAAACTCCTCTAACTTTATAACCACCAATTTCAGCTTCAGTAATTTTCTTACCAAGCTTATCGGGGCTTGAATCGCCAGTGCCATCAAGGATTACATCTTGCTTATTTTTGATTGCTTGAGATTGAATTTGTTTTGCAACCATCGAAGATTCTTCGTGAGCAAAGGCGGCAGCATTATAAAAACCAGCATCATCACCTTTCCGCATTCGCTCAAACTCAGGTAAATCACTTTTTACATTGTCAGCATTTACCACAACAGCCTGACGACTATCTGGGTCAGGAACACCAGGAGCGATGCCTGACCTTAGTGCAGTTGATTTTCCTGCTGCTGGACCACCACCAAGCATAAAGAAAGTTGGGTCTTCAGACACAGGAACACCTCTGGTAGTTTCTTCTACAATTTGACGATGAAGTTTTGCTCGCTCATCGCTAACTCGATAACCGCCACCTTCGGCAGGAACAAGATGATGCCAAAGCGAACTTTCAGGAGTCAAGGAATCTTTAGTTAACTCTCCATCAACAAAGTTGCCTTGTTTGTCGATATTGACAACTTCAGGAATCCCTGCTTTATAACCGCCAGTTGCTTCAGGGCAGATTACTCGACCTTTACTATCACGAGGCATTGCTCGCTTTACTCTACCTGCGTTCATATCTTTTTTACGCTGAATGGCAAGTTTGCGATATGCTTCAGACCTACCTTTGCCACCATGAAAAGTTTGGTCGTGCTGGTCACCTAAATGCTTTTGAAAAGCATCACTAGAAAAAGTTAGTGGTCTACTTGAAGGGATTAGCATAAAAGTCCTATTCCGATAGAGTTGAGAGTTTATGTGCAACTAAAGTATCTGTCGCTTCATCATTGCGATAAACTCTAATAACAGCAGCAGGTTCATCTTCAGTTCCAGAAACAGTCACGTCAGAATCAGGAACATTGTATTTTCCATCTCTGATGATTCGTTCAATCTTGCCTCTCGCAGTTCCACCTGAAGAGTTCCAAGAAACCATACTGCCTACTTTTGCTTCTTTATAAACACCTTCCATAACAGGTTCAGTTGAAAGATGTGATTCAAAACTTTGAACCATAGTTGCAGTTAGAGCAGTTATATCGATTTCGTAAGCATCAGCAACCGCATCACCAATAATAGCTCGCAACTGCCACTGCCACATTGAGTGTTGGTCTAGTCGCTCAGCAAGAAAATTAGCGATACCTTGCTCATTTAGAGAATCAGCTAAAGCAAACGACTTAGAAAGGCATCCTCGCAACTGCTCATTAGCAACATAAAGAATTTGGCTCATTAGTCCAGAATCATTTGTTTCAGGAATCACCATTGAAGCAATCGAACAGTTGAAGTCGGTTAGTCTGAAAGGAGCGTCGTAGTTTAGTTTGCGAATACTTTCAGCGATAGGGTCTATGCTTGAATCTGCATCTTCATAAATCTTGCCAAAAAGTTTATGAAACTGATAAAAATCTACACCAGTAACATTCCAATGGAATCCTTGAGCAATAAATCGGAAAGCTACTACCTCACCAATAAGTTCACAAAGCTCAGCAGCTAGACCCTCTTTGGTAGGTTCAGTAATGTATGCTGCATGCTTTGAGATTTCAATGTTGCCAAGGAAGTCTTTTGGCATGATGAAAGGTGCAGACTTCTTGATATGTTTGATGCGGTTGATTTCAGCTTCACGTTCAAGAGCAGCATTTTCGCTATCAAACTCGCCTAAATGCTTTTTGCCATCTTGCGAGAACAGATGCCATTTGCCATCGATTTCGTGAATCATTTTCGAGAAAGATACTCGACCAGTTGCATCATCGTCAGACTTTTCAAGGTCAGCAGCGAAACGATTAGCAGTCCCACCAATGCTTAGACCTCGAATCTCACCTTGTTTGATAAGCTCCCATGCCCAAGGTTCCCAAATAATACCTAGAAATGGTGTGCCAGCAGGAAATGTGTATTCGGTATCACCCTCGGGATGTTTCACTGGCACAGTTACTTCATAAGGCCATGTTGCACCTTCAACCCACTGACCTGCAACGATGTCAGTATTGTGCTGAAGTCTGATGTCGCGGTCATCTTGGTTTAGATACTTCCAGAACGCTTGCTGAACTTCTTGGCGGTCACTCCACTCGCCATGAGCATCAAGTGAATCAGGAACATACCAAGGTGAAAAGGTATAGCGTTCTTCTTCGTTGATTGCTTTCGTAATAGAGCTGAAAGTGGCAATACGAGGCTTTTTAGACCACTCGGTGCTATCTATATGAACCGAGTTTGAAGTCGGTGAATCTTTTAGAATAGAAAGTATTTGAACACCATCATCATCAAGTTCGACATCTACTTTATCTTTATTGTCAAGAGAAAGGTCGTTCAAGGTAGCAGTCAGTTC